AGCACCAGAGGCGTATGCAGAAGGCCAGACCTTGTATCTAGACTTGACCTTCTTTGCACAAGCGTCGTTAGCTTTTTTAGTTTTAGCTTTAGGCATTTTTAGTACCCCTTGGGTTTGCTCTTACCTTTTTTCTTCTTACGCTTACCTGTACAATGTGGCATAGCAGCCTCCTTACTTTTTGTGGACTTTTTGGACTTCAAAGATAGCTGACTTAGACGCACCCTTGTGTGGCTTGTAGCCGTCTGAAGGGTCTTTCATCAGCTTGTAACCTTTACCGCTTTTCATCCAGTGATGACCTTTAGGTGCCGGGACTTTCATTTCTTAGGCATCCTAACTTCTTTACCGTCTTGATAATAACGCATACCGCCCCCGTCTCCACGTATGTCTACGCTACGGCTCATATCAGCTACAGGCAAACCTTTACTTTTTTTCAAGTCTACGTTAGCTGCAGTGTAATCATCACCACCTGATTTTGACATGCCTGCTGCAGTTGCTCCAGAACCAACCGCCGCTCCTTTAGTTTGTTGAGTTCGTCTGTCTGCTTTAGTTCTTTTTTTACCTACAGTAATACCATCGCTTTTAGATTTTCGACCGGGAGTTTTTTTATTTACTCCCTGCAATTTGTCTAAAGCATCATCTAATTGTCGTTCTGCCTTTTTAACTTGTGAAGCAACACGTTGAACGGCTTTGCGTCCTGTTTTAGCATCTTTAGCTGCTTTAGCTATTCTTGCTGCCATTGTTATCTCCTTACCATTTTTTACACGACCAGTATCGTGCCGTTAGTTTACTAGGTGGATTAGTGTCACACTTGTGACGTGCCCTAAACGACTTACGCCGTGCGGGTTGGTCTTTCTTAATAGTCATCTTGGCGTCACCAAAACGAATAGTCTTAGTCTTGTCACCTTCCTTGGCTACCACTACAAACTTTTTCGTTGGGTGGCTAGGCGTCCGCTTTGGCTTGTTGTACCCGCTTACGCCCGCCCGTGCTAGTTTTGGGTCCTTGGACTTTGGCATTACTGAGTTCCTCCACCTTGGTTTCCAAGTGGTCCACCTTGGTTTGTAGGTCCGCTAGGTGTTGGAATGTCCCTTGGAAGTGGTTGTGGACTTGGTTGATTAGGTGTTGGAGTTCCCGGTCGGTTAACATTGGTTTTGCCTTCTATTTCTTTATTTTTAAGTAAAGTTTCAGCGACTCTCATACGACGTTCAAACTCTTTGTCTTCTTGGTCACCTTCACGTAAGTTTCTAGTAACTGCGTTAATACGGTCGATCTCAAGCTCCATAGGCACTGCCTCAGCCTCTGCAGCCAACTTAGTAGCTCTAGCAGACGATTCTTGAGCTTGTGCTGCCAAAGCCGCTGTCTGGGACTGTTGGAATTGCATTTGCGCCTGTTGTGCTTGCATTTGCATTTGTTGTGCTTGAGGATTGGGCTGCATTGCTTGCTGCATAGCTGCTAACAGCTCTTCACGGTTCGACAAGTTCATGTTGTCAATAATGCTTTGAATTAGCGTATTGTACAGCGGAGAGTCTTTTTGCATAGTCTGTAGTAACTGCACAAGCTGAGTCACCTCGTACTCCCTAGCAATAATACCTAGAGTACTGCTTGCGTTAAACTTATAGTCCGCAACAGGATAGTTTTCAGGATCAAACTGCATGTAACGGTACGCAGCTTTCTTAACAAAAGGAATAAGGAAAGACTGCTGGAAGTTAATCAGTGTACGCTTATGACGTTTAATAATAGCGCCAAGAGACATACTAATGCCAGCGGCAGTACTCTCGCCATTAACTTGACCTGCAATTCCTGCTGAGTCCACTGCTCCTGTTGCTTGCTGTACCATTTGCTGCAATGCTCCGGCCTGAGCAAAAGTAATTTGACTGACTTGACCAAAGTTGAACGGTTGAAGTACTTCTTTAGGATTTCCACTGGTTAGTATCATCTTTCCGGGGCGTACTTCGGGTTTAGCGCCACGAGGCAGCCTAGTTGCGTCAATAGCCATCATAGGATGGATCGTAAGACTTAAAGCGTCAATTCTAGCACGTAGCTCTGTGTCCAAGGCTTTTTGAGAGTTGTAACCTTTTTCACACACGCCACGACCCCAGAAACGTCCGGGCACTACGTCCCAAGGAAACGCTACTACAGGACGATCTTGCATCATGTAAGGGTTAGCTTCGGCCTTAAGCAGTATACCTCCGTTAGCGATCACTACAACGGCTTCTACGTACTTTGATTCAGACTCTTCTTCTTCTACCAAATTTTCTTCATCGTTGCTTAGAGCGGAATTGAGAAGCTCTCGTGGCACCAAACCGTAGTATTTTGTGAGACGTACTTTGTCGTCATTGTAGATTGTAATGTCTTGGTCAGGTTCCAAGTCAGTATCAGGAGCAGCAGAACCAACGTAAACATTACGGTACACGCCTTGTTCTTGTAGTAGCTCTACTTGGTGCATACTAACAAACTCGTCTACAGCAACACCCATAGCGTCGTCTACAGATGTGGCCACAGGGTCAATTAAGAAGTTCTGAGGTAGTACAGGCTTAAGCTTCACTTTAACACGCTCAGTAATGTTTACTCCTACTGCTTGCAGGTCTCCGCCCATAATAGGTTGAGTAGCAGGAGCCATTTCCTTCATTTCTTCAATAATAATTTCTCCGACGCCTGTACCAAAGACTGCTGAGTTAATAAGACACTCTGCAACAGCCTTACGTACCATACAGTCTTCAAAGTCTTCAGTAAGCTTATTACGAAGAAACTGTACGTCTTGCTTATTAGTGTCGCCAAGGTTGTCACTTACGTCAAACCACTTACCACGCCCAAACGTAGCTTCTTCTAGTTCTGCTACATTAGACTCTACAGCCTGCTGAAGTGCAGGAGAAATAATACGGGAACGCTCAGACCGACGCTCACTGTCAGCAGGATCCCACTGACCACGCCAGAGTCGATAATATTCTTCAAATTTTTCTTCGTAATTTGACTCGTAATAGTCACGCCAATCCTCACATTTGGTAATGACCCAGTCCTCAATTGTCTCTTCAACCAGCAAAGGGTCTTGTTCGTATAGTTCATCCATATTAGTATCCTGCTACCACGTCTAAAATTTCGTGGTCCTCAATTTCGTAGTCGTAGTCGTACGCTACATTTGCCAGTTGGTCAATATACGCCAAAGCGTCTATCAAGTCGTCATGCGTCAAAGGATCAGGAAACTGAAAAAGTTGATCTAAAAATCTACTGTTCCATTCACCTTTGTTTAATGTAATGTAGCCGTTTTCGAAACGACCTTGTAGTGCCCACATTACTCTGTCGGTCTTCTTTTTATTACCGTGGGTAAGCTCTTCTACTCTGAAGAACATACCGTGTCGCTTTTGCATATCTACTAAAGGAGACATTACGGCTTGTTTAGCAATACCTCTTTCGATTCCGACCGACACGGGACGGTAATCTCTAACGGCCTGAAATATCTTAGCTGCTGTTTCGTCAAGACTCCATCTACCGTATATGATATTGTCAACATACCAACCATGCTCATTGACCTTAACCACTGCGATGGCTGTGTCGTCAAGCTTGGAGTTTTTAGTTTTCTTTTTGTTGACTTCTTCAAAGCCTGCCAAGTCAACGGCAATGTAGTAATCTCCTATTTCAGGTTCGTCTTCGCTAAAAGAGACCCAGTCCTCTTTAAACATTTCTGACCCACGAGCTTCAAACGACGCCATAAATTCTTGACGGAACGCATAGCTCGACATGCTTCTTTTCGCAATATCAATTTCTGACGGGTCCAATAAAGGATTATCGTAAGATGTAAAATGCCAAGCCTTGTACGTAGGGTCATCATCTAGCTCCGCATATTTGTATAGTTCGTAAAAGTGGTTCCTTCCCATTGGTGTGCCTATGAACATTGCACAACCCTTTTGGTCCGCCAAGGCAGGTCTCAAGATCTGCTCAAACACCTCTGGTTTCATGTCAGCGTATTCGTCCATGACTAGAAACTTAAGGCTGACACCTCGCATTGTCTCTGGTCTGTCGGCACCTTTGAGGCTAATGGTAGCACCGTTGACAAGCTTAATTTGCAAATTATTAATATGGCTGCCAGAGATAACAGGGTGCCCCAGCTCAAGCAGGGTTTGCCACATGATGTCTCTGGCTTGTCCTTGAGTAGGTGCGACGTAAAATACATGGCCTCTGTCTGCCTGAAGTGCGTTTACTATTAACAACCACGCTGCTAACCTAGACTTGCCTGTACGACGCCCAGCAGCTACTATTTTAAATCTTGTGTCGTCTGCCCAAACATCTTGCTGCCAAGGCAGTAGTTCAATATTAAGATCCATTAAAGTTATTAAACACCGTTGGTGCTGGTAACAAGTCAAAGGTAACAACTACCTCTACGTTACCTGCACTACCACTAGAAGCCTTAATAATGTCTCCGGGCTGTAGAACAAACACGGCATTACCGTCAATTAGCAGGTTTTCCTTTGAGGATATGTTAGTACCGTTGTAGATATACACGTCTGGAGTGGGGCTAGGTTTGTCCACAAACAACGTAATGTCATTGGTTGAGTTATGTAGATTAGCTATGAACGCCATATTCCAGTGAGCAACGTAACCAGCAGGGATTTCTACAATTGTCTGCGTACTAGTATCTGTTAGGTTCTTGTTCTTTGTATATAACATTAGTATGTCCACATAACAGGTGTTGTGCCACGGGTGTCAACATGAATAAAGTCAGAAGCAACACCGATACCTGTAAATCCTAACTTAAGAGCACTATTGACAAGCTTAAGGCGATCAGCAGCGTTTGTTATTTTTATGTCCGCTGCGATCCCTTGGGCATGAGTTCCGGGAACATCTTTTCTTGACTCTATTGGATGTAGTGTCGGGTGTCTATATCCACTAGTAATCACAAAAGGAAATCCACAGTATGCCCTTAACTCGTCTAACTTCTCTAGAAACTCCTGTTCCATGTTGTTGGTTCCGGAGACCTGACAATCGAATTCTTCTCTAGTAAAATGCTTAAGAGTCATCTTCTACTACTTCTCCTTCGATTATCTCTGGTGTTAGTACCTCTGCAGTGCCTACGCCACTTATGTTGATCTGTATAGCGTTACGACCAGCATCTTTTACTACGTCCTTCTCAAAGGCACCCACTGGTAATATACGGTCCATCACAAGTTTCCAAGCAGCAGCCTGATTCTTATGGTCATGGTCTAAAGCAGCATCAAAAATAGTCTCTAGGACCTTACGTGACTTTGGACTAGCCAGCATACGAGCCTTGTACTCGTTAATTATCGCTGCGTCACCCTTTGGTCGGCCTACTACACCCTTGTTACCGGGCTTTACAGCAGCGACTTCGGACTTCCGGGGTCTGCCACGACCTCTTTTTTTAACTTCTGTGGTCATGAAAAAAATTATCCCTTAATATGACTATAGTATAACATAAGTCTTCACAAAAGTCAAGCTATTTTAGAGGTAATTCCAGGGACTATTGAAACTTGAGTAAAAACAACAGGTTATACTGCTTTTATTTTTACTTAATTTTTCTAATTTTAGCTTATTTTGTGCCTGAGTGGCTACAGTAAAAATAATTGCCAACATAAGCCCTCCCCCGGCCCAAGCTATCCACAGGTTTTCCACAAATCAAAAGTTATCCACAGGTTATGCACAGGTT